CCGCTGAACAAAGCCGGCGGCATGGGCAACACGTTTAACATCACAGTCAATGGCGCACTCGATGCCGAAGGTACAGCCCGAAGCATTGTCAATGTGTTAAACAATTCATTTTTCCGTGGTACAGGCGGCGCGACCAATTTGCAGACATTATGACAGTTTTTAATCCAGTCTGGAAAGTCATTATTGGCGGTGTTGAATACCAGAGTGCCATTCTTTCCAATCTAACTATTACATCCGGGCGAACTAACATCTATGAGCAAGCTCAAGCCGGATATACAAACATTGAACTCATCAATCTGGATCAATCAACAGTTGCCATTGGAATCAACGATTCATTGACCATAGAGCTGCAAGATTCAACAGCTACGTACATTCCAATTTTTGGCGGCTCAATTGTAGATATTGCCATTTCGGTGGCCGAATTAGGAAACGTGACTTACGCCCAGCGGATTAACATTATTGCTTTAGGTGCATTGTCTAGGCTGCCAAAGGCTTTGACCGATGGGGTTTTAACGCAAGACTTTGATGGAAACCAAATTTTGACAATTCTCACCGATTTGCTGGTCAATAACTGGTCAGAGGTTCCGGCAGCTTTGCAATGGAATACTTATGATCCGACTGAGACTTGGGCAAATGCTGAGAATGTTGGACTAGGCGAGATTGATACTCCAGGAGATTATGAGCTGGCACAAAGAGCATCGGATCGGACTGACGTTTATTCACTTGTCTCAGCTTTGGCAACTAGCGGCCTTGGCTATATTTACGAGGATGCTCAAGGTTTGATTTCTTATGCGGCGGCAGATCATCGATCCATTTATTTGGCCGCCAATGGATACGTTAATCTTACGGCCAATAACGCTCAAGGCGAAGGTCTTAGCATCGAGCAAAGAACCGGCGACGTACGAAACACCATAACTTTGCAATACGGCACGAACTCAACAAACGAGGTCAGTGCAACTGACCCAGCATCGGTTAACGAATACGGACAACTTGCCCAGATATTTACGACAACAGTTAAACACCAAGCCGATGCCCAAGATCAAGCAGATTTTTATCTGACACTTAGAGCGTATCCGCAATACAATTTCAATCAGATCACTTACCAGCTGACAAATCCCGAAATCGATGATGGCGACCGAGATTCACTCATCAACGTGTTCATGGGTATGCCGTTGGCAATTGCCGATTTGCCGCTTAATATGTCGGCCGGTACCTACTTGGGATTTGTAGAAGGCTGGACATTTAAGGCCGCTTACAACGAGATCAGCGTTGCACTCAATCTCTCGCCGCTTGCCTATTCTTTACAGGCAATGCAATGGCAAGATGTGAGTGTCGCTGAGGCTTGGAATACAATTTCTGGAATACTTGACTGGGAACACGCCTTAGTCGTGGCATAAGGAGAAAATATGAGCAATCCGACAACACCGTTCAATTGGCAAATGCCGACGGCAACTGATTTGGTCACAGATTTGCCGGCAGACTTTGAGGTCTTTGGTCAAGCTGTTGCAACATCAATGGCCGATCTATTAGGCGGCACAACAGGTCAAATTCTTGCAAAGAACTCAAATACTGACATGGATTTTACATGGATTGCAAATGATCAAGGAGACATAACAGCTGTAACAGCTGGCACAGGTATTTCAGGCGGTGGCACTTCCGGCGCGGTAACGGTAACAAACTCAATGGCAACGGCAATCGATGCAAAAGGTGACTTAATTGCCGGAACTGGTGCGGATGCTTTTAGCCGCTTAGGTGTTGGATCAAATACATTTTTTTTATCAGCTGCCTCTTCTCAGGCAACTGGTTTAGAGTGGGCAGGTGCTTACAATACCTTTACTCCGACTTGGATAAATTTAGTAGTGGGAAATGCTACAAATACTGGGCGATATTTAAGAATAGGCAATTTTATACACGTTACTTATCGTCTTACTTTTGGCACAACAACAACAATAACTGGCAATCCATTAAGAGTAAATTTACCGATAACGGCAAACACGACAAGCAATAATCCTTATACTGGCGGGGCATTTATTAGTGATGCTGGTACTGCCGCCTATGAAGGCTTTTTAATTATTGGTGGCGGTGATAATGCAATTATTTATGCACCAAATAGTGCCGGTACTTACTCTACTCTTTCCAATATAACAGCAACAGTTCCATTTACTTGGACTACTAGCGATGAAATTAATATATCCATAGTTTATGAGAAGGTGTGATTATGTTTACATTTAATCCAATGTTTCCAGATGCAACAAATGATCAAAAGTGGGATCAAATTAGACTATGGCGTAATGCTCAATTAGCTGCTTCTGATTGGACAATGCACACAGATGCGCCAACAGACAAAGAAGCATGGGCTGTATATCGTCAAAAATTGCGCGATTTACCATTACAAAACGGATCGGCTGATGATGCGGAATTTCCAACCGCGCCATGACTAATTTTCCACAAGGCACATTGCCGCGTTTGATTCAGGTTGCACTTGCCGAAGTCGGCACAGCTGAGACTGGAAACAACGAGACAAAGTATGGCAAACACATGAAAGCCGACAAGCTGCCATGGTGTGGGTCATTTTTAAATTGGTGTGCGGATGAAGCTGGAGTCGATGTGCCAAATGTGGTCAGCACACGCGCCGGGGCAGATGCTTTTAAGAAAATGAAACGCTGGCACGCCGAGCCAAAAATTGGTGACTTTGTTTTCTTTGATTTTGTTATCGATGACAAGACAATCATTAATCATATTGGCTTAGTAATCCGGGAATCGGAAAGGCAAATTGTAACCATTGAAGGCAACACATCAGGAGCCGGAGATCAACGCAATGGCGGGGAAGTTATGGTGAAATCAAGAACTTTGGGAGCAAGGTCATTTGTTGTCGGTTACGGCCGACCAGCTTATGCACCGTTTTCCGGTGATTTGCCGGATCGACCAAAAGGAGAAAAATAATGGATCAATTCAAAGCTATGGCCGCTTCATGGTTACGCAGCTCAATTGCTGGAGCCTTGGCCGTTTATATGACTGGCAATTCCAATCCAAAGGATTTGGCTTTAGGCTTATTGGCTGGGGTTGTGCCTTTGGCAATGCGCTGGGCTAATCCAAACGATGTAGCTTTCGGCAACAAAAAGTGAGCATAGGCGAATGGATGGCTGTTGGTGGTTTTGTCATTGCAATACTGACAGCCATTTATTCGTCAATGAGGATCATAATCAAATCAATAATGAGCGAGCTTTTGCCCAATCATGGTGCGAGTATGAAGGATCAAATCTCGCGCATCGAAGCACGCTTGGATTATCTATACACACAACTCATTGAAAAAAAGTAAAGACACGCCGCAATTTAGGCGTGATTCTTGATTTTGTCGGCTGTGCCTGTCACTCTTTATTTGGGAGCAGATTAGCTGTTCCCAGAATCGGGAGCAACAAAATGAATGAAGCATCAATTGTGATTGCAATGATTATTGCTGGAGTCTTATGGGCTGTCATGGCATATTCTGTTGGATTTAAAGAAGGCGAGCGACAAGGCTACACACGCGGCCGAGCTGTATCACGCCACATCTCGCAGCTAGACAAGGCGGCCAAATAATGGCTTTCCTTGACAATTATGAAGGCAACAAAGATCGCACGGATCGCTGGATTGCAACATTTCCACAAGGCCGGCTTGAAGCGCACATCATTGAATTTAACGCTGAAAAAGGCTATGTGCTGGTTCAGGCAAAAGGTTGGCGCAATCAAACGGAGATTGATCCGGCTGACATTGATTATGCCTATGGCTTTGTTGCAGCTTTTAACAGCAACATGAAACGCTGGTTTGTTGAGGATACAATTACAAGCGCAAAAATGCGTGTGATGGCCAATTTGTTAGGTGGCACCGAAAAGCCTACAAAAGAAACAATGTATCAAGTCAAACAATCAAATGATGAAGTGGCCAAAGATTATGACTATTGGACAACAAAACACGGCGATGTGCCAAGTTATGGCACAGCGGCCGAAGCTGAGCAATCTGGCATTGCATCATTGGGATCATCGATAGACCACATGCATGTTAAACGGCACAAAGATGAGCCGGAAGCCGCGCCAGAGTGCCGACATGGAACAATGCGCTGGAATCAAAGCAAGCCCGATGCAATAAAGCCGTGGGCGGGTTACTTTTGCACGCATAAAGACAAAGAAGGTCAATGCAAGCCAAATTGGTTCGTACTTACAAGCGATGGCACATGGAAACCACAAATATGAGCGATCTAATAGAAATCATCTATCCTCAAAAAATGATGGCCAGATTGATGTGCAATGGCGTAGTCGTTGAGGAATACAAAATTGAGCAATGTGACAAATGCTCACAACTAAGGCGATTAGATCACTTTGGCTACCAAAAAGGCTATGACAAACAAGAAAACATTATTTGGTTTTGTGGTGAGTGCCGATGATTGATCGCATTGAGGAGGTGCAATGCATGATTGCAGCCATTCAGCATTGCCACGATCGATCAGCTGATCACAGCACACGCATCGTAAAAGACATTTCATGGTTTGCTTATGTGGCACAAATGGCCGAATCAATGGCCGCTGAGTATGTTGTGGCAAAACACTTAGGTTATGACTACCAACCGGGAATCACATGGGATAAAAGCAAGGCAGATGTTGGCGATCACATTGAGGTCAAATGGTCGGTTAATCCAGCTTCTAATTTGTGGATTCAGGAATCAGATCGTCATGATCGAGACATTGCCGTGCTGGTAACAGGCAGCTCACCAAAGATGCAGATTGTTGGCTGGATGCCTGTTGTAATAGCTAAGAAACCGCGCTATCGCAATGCATCACAGGACAACTGGAGCGTGCCACAAATCAACCTGCAACCCATTGAGACATTACAAAGGAGCAATTATGCACATTCTGTTATTTGATTGCTCAATCTGTTCAAAGCTGTATGGAAAGCCTAAACAACGCCATGGCCTCAAGAAAGGTGCAGAGCTGACAGAGCATGAGTGGTTTGCACAATGCATGAGCTGTGGCACATTTGGCATTAAAATCGTTGATGATGCTCGGATTGTGGAGTTGAGCCAATGAATATGTTATCCACAGGCTTTATCCACAGGTGTGTGAAACCTGTGGGGCTCGCTCAAGATTACGCTCACTACTTGACATGGTGGCTACCATCAACACGAGGTAGCGAGCCGGTGAGCCGGATAGCTCGCAGCCGATGTTTGGTGGTTTTGGGCGTGCTGTATGTCATGGCAATGACACCGGCTTACGCAACAAAAGATGTGAAACAAACAACATCAATTGATTCGTTAAAGCTCTATGCACACTCAAGGATTGTTAATTACAAAGAGTTTCAATGCTTTAACACATTGATCACTAAGGAAAGCAATTGGAGAGTTGAAGCTATCAATCCCAATGGCAATCATTTTGGCTTAGGTCAAATGCGAAACACTAAGTACCAGAATCTTGATGGGTATCGTATGATTGATTGGACATTGCGTTACATCGAGCATCGTTATCAAGGCAAGATTTGCAATGGTGCATTGGCACATTGGCGGAAACATGGGTGGCATTGATGTCACGAAATTGGACAGGTGGTAGCACAGCTCGATGGCGTAAGATCAGAGAGATGGTGTT